GGCTGGACTAACGTCCGGTCAGTTGGAGGGGAGAGGCTTGGTTACCTCCCACGGGTCGGTATAAATGACCCGGCCGCCCTAATAGGGCGGCCTCCACCCAAGCTTGATGCCGACGTGCTTGGGGCGTCCAGAACGCTCCAAGTGCTCAGTATCAACGCTGGCAACGTCGATTCGCGACTCTTCAGTCCTGATCCCGAATTGGGAAACGGACTCAGGGTGTCGCAAGAGACACTTGGTCAGGGCACCGGCCCCCTCAAGATGGTCAAGAGGAGGTTCGGCACGCACGTAGTAGCCCTTGGTTAAGGGGCTATGCGTGTATGGATCCAGTCTCTGGAACTGATAACCCAGAGCTGACTCCCTGCCCAGAAGTGGTGAGGAAGGTGATACATTTGGGAAATGATTCAACATTTTGCCCAAATAATCATCCAACCAAGAAGCGGTCCTCCAGAGACCAGACCAATAGGCCTGGTTCCTGAGGGAAACCGCCGCTATCACACCACTAGCATCCTGCCGTTGTGTCGGAAGTACCTGGCGGACCCTGACAATACTAACGTCATGGCCGTCGTAGTACTCCCGTCCGCAAGACTCCCTGAACCTTCCGGTCCAGAAAGACTTGCTAGTGTTAACTTTGAGGCCGAAAGCCTCTAGTTCACTAACAACGGACAGTACATAGTCTCTGGGGACAATCAAGTCATCCCCAAAGACACGCACCCGCTCGCGGAACAACCTCACGGTTTTCCGACGAGAAAGCGGCGAGTCTAGCTCTCTTTCGATCCCCAAGAGAATAATGGTTAAGAAAACCATTGCCTCAAAGGGAAAGCATAGAGCTGAGCCCATCGACGCGAACTTGGCCAGGCGTAAAACACCATGGCCAGGTACGTCAGCCTTTGTCGACCGTGCTGCCTGAACAGCCCCTAGCAATTCGGGGAAGTCAGATAGCATAGTGACTACATGCTGATTCGAAACACGATCGGATGCCTCACTCAAATCGAGTGTGGCTAGGTCCCCGCTGAGGGACCCGCGACAGGCCATTTCCCTATTAGGGTCCTGGTCGTCGAATCCGATAGCACGGCGGAGGAAACCATCCTCTTTAACCGCGCTTAGAATACTACGGTATAGCCCTTGCTGCGCATATTGCATCGCAGTAGGTTCTATCGCAATAATTCTAGGTGTTTTGAGCGTTTTAGGTACCGAGATGACCCTTACGGGCAACTCGGCGCCGGGCTTCGGACGGTCAAGTCCCGAATCCGTAATCTCGCGAAAGCGAAGATTCGGAATAAGGAACTCTTCAGCAGGAAAATATTGCTGAAGACGAGCGGGCCAGGTTCGCTGATTCCACTTACCATTACTGGTAAGCTTGTCAGCGACAGCGCCTGGACCATGTTTTGGGATCATACGACCCCAATGGACATCTCTGTCCAGTTTAGCAAATAAATTGCCAAACAACATATCGGAAATACGTTTAAAGTCCTCCCAATAAAGGGGGTCTATACGCGCATCCGATGCCTTGACATCCGACTCAATTTCGACGTAGTCAGACATAGCTTTACGCTCTCTTTCAGCGGAAACCACCTTTCGGTGGCCTCTACTGGGAGTGTCGAACCCGGAAATGCTTTTAGCATTAGGGAACTCCGGGAGAGCGATCTTACTAAACATCAGTGTTAACTGACGGATAGCATAGATTGCTTCTATGTCTGGCGTATCGAATAACACGCCACTACTAGGATCGAAAACACGTCCAAGGAAACCCCCAAGAAATTGGGGGAGACCATTACGACGTCCCGGCTTTTTCTTAAAGCCAGGAACGTCCGAAGGGACGACGAATCCTTGGTCAAGCCAGCTTTCGGCTGCTTTTCCAAAATTCGCCAGGGTTACGGCAAGAAACCATAACCCCTCGTTTTCGAACCGACTCTCGACATATTTTATGTCAAGAGTGGCGCTAGTACAGCATCGCACGGCCAGTTCATTTGCCGTGCAGGACCAGAGTGACGTCAGGCTTTTCATACCACCTCCTTATCAGAGATTGGTAATCCCTAGCCCTGTCGTCATGACTAATGCAGTCCTCTAGATAAAGCGGTCGTAGCGTACCGGAAACCGCGGGGTCGCCCCCACGGCGCGGTACTCCTCGATCCACCTCATCAAGAGACGGAAGTTCCCGAAATCCAGCATTTCTGCTAGGAAGTCGAGAGCGCTTTCGTCTCTCGAGATCTCCGAAACGGAGACCTCGACATCGCAGAACGCGTCAAAGAGCGTAGTGCTCGAAGCGCGGTATACGAATTGTTGTAGGGTGGACTGATCCACCCCGGAATTGCGGTCATTCATTTTGACTGCCTTTCTGGGAATGGACCCAGTTGCTTTATAGAAAACTGCCCACTAGTGTTGCTCGAGCAACTTTACAAGCAGGTTTCCTGAAGCTTCTTTACAGAAGCAAGGAAATTCTGCATTGCTATATGCTCAGCGTCGTCCTGGGTTTTACCAGGACGGACCGTAACCTGCACCACAGCCCGCTCGAAAGTGGACTTTGGACAGTAGACTACGTTTACACTAGTGTAGTTCACGTCAACCTTACGGGCATCCATCAAAGGATCCCGACAAGATTGACTCACCTGCTAGTACAATGGCATTGACCATGATGATCGCAACCCCCGCAGCAACTTTCGTTGCTCGGGGCCACGGCATCGTGTCCGTGCCACGCCTACCGTACGGGTTGTCAACCGTACGAGGAGGTCGTGAGATTCGTCGGGCCCTCTTCGTTTCCGAAGAAGGGTTATCCTCAGGTCTCACCGTGCTAGTAGCGCCCGTTACGCCATCCCATGGGAAGTGAGCCTTTGATTAGGACTCACCGCCCAGGAGCTTAACGATCAGGGCGTCCGAAGACGCAGCCAGCTGGGTCTTGAACCCAGTCCAGACTGCGAGTGCCTCGGCAGCCGTGTATCCTGCCGCCGGAAGGTCAAAGACGATGTAGTTACTCATCGAAACCTTGACATTCTCCGACGGCCGGAACGGGTCCGCGGTGATCTTCGAAGTGTCGATTCGCACCATCCTGCGAGTCCGCTTCCCATAGGAATGGGACGCGGACAGCTTGATGAGGCCATCCCCACTCTGGTACTCCGACTCGTCGTCTCCCACGCTGATGCGCGGAAGGGACGTAGTCGCAGCCGAGATGGTGACGGTCTGCGGATCGGTGAACGACATGGGCATCAC